ACAGATGGTGTTAGCAGGGCCACAGCTGGCGGTGCAGAAATTGTTGTCTCTACTGATCCGTCAGTGGTTCAGGCCACTGAAACTTCTCTTGGTATTGCAGAGATCGCAACTCAAGCAGAAATGGACGCAGGACTTGATGATCTTCGTTTTGTCACCCCTAAGAAATTTGTTGATACAGCTGCTTCAGAAACAGTTAATGGAACGCTTCAACTAGCGACGTCGGCAGAGGTTACGCTAGATACGCCTACTGTTACCGACAAAGCAGTTACGCCAGCTACGCTCGCTGCACGTACCGCTACTGATACCCGTGCCGGTCTAGCGGAGAAAGCGACTCAGGCAGAGGTAGACGCAGGTACCGACACTGACAGGTACCTTACCCCGGCAACCTTCGCAGCTAGTTCTCAGTTAGCAGGAGGCGCAATACCGAGTTTCACTGGTACTTCTTCAATTACAGGATTAACTGTAGGTAAGAAATACCTAGTAAGCGTTTACGGTATTACAAGAGACGCCGGAACGGGTACGGCTACGTTGGGTGCAGTTCGTGTAGGTGATGGCGCATCAGTAGGGCAAGGTACACAACTTGCCACCACAAATTCGCAGAGTATTAACTGGCCGGACGGAAACGTCCCTCAGAGTGCTACGTTTGTTATTACAGCCGCCACAGCCAATATTAACGGTGCAGTTGATTGGAGAAGCACCTCGCTGTACGTTGCAGCAAAAACTATGACGGCCATCCAGCTAGATTAACGGAGGTGGCGTATGGCAGGCATAAAACTTGAAGGATTCCAAGGAGCCATTCCTAGAGTATCTCAACGCCTGCTACCCCCAATGGCAGCGTCAGAACTATCTAATACGAAACTGCTCCAAGGTGAATTACGGGGATACCGTATACTGGTAGAGGAGGCAGATTTCTCTGCCGGAGCAGTATCGCCTGTCCGTCGAGCGTTTAGGATTCCGGATACCCCCACTGACTCATACCTTATATTTGACACACGTGATGTTGACGTTATTCGATCCCCACTTGTGAACGATGTATGGGATAGGTATTTCTGGACAGGTGTTGGGACTCTACCCCAGATGAACTCCTCCGCCAACATTAAGGCGGGTCAGGTTAATGGCCCGTACTTACTTGGTGTGCCGGGTCCTGCTACTGGCCCTACTGTAACTCCCCCACCCGGCGATGGTGAAAGCGATGAGACGCGAGCTTACGTCTATACTTTCGTATCAGAGTTCGGTGAGGAGAGTCAGCCGTCACCACCTACCCTTGTAACAGGTGATGGGGGTATCCCGTGGCAGATTTCTAACATGGCTTCCACAATTAGCGGTGCGACGAGCCGTGCATTTCAAGGCGACCAAGGTCAGGCAGTAGTTAAAATCTATCGCACCGTTCCGGGTAATGCTTCGACTAGCTTCTTTTATGTCGGTGAGGTTAACTACGGTACTACATCTTATACAGATAATGAATCAAACGATACAGTAGCGTCTAACCCCCTACTAGAATCAACGACATGGGCACCTCCGATACCCGAAATGGAAGGCTTCGTCGTTATGCCGAACGGCTACCTTGTAGGTTGGGCTGGTCGGCGACTACTGTTTAGTGAGCCTTATCGCCCGCACGCATGGCCCGCCGAATATGAACTATCTACCGAGTTCGATATTGTAGGTCTTGGTGTTGTTGGTGGTACATTGGTGATTGGTACTGAATCCCAACCGTACTTTGGTCAAGGTGTTAGTCCAGCGTCATTTACGACCCAGAAGGTCGATGCTGTTGAACCGTGCCTATCTCGTAGAGGTCTAGTTAGTACGACAGCTGGCGTACTTTATCCGTCGATCAATGGGCTTGTCCTTGCTAACAGCAGTGGCGTTCGAGTTATTACGGAAGACCTGTTTACAAAAGAAGAATGGGCAGACTGGCTCCCTGACCAGTTGTACGCCTCACAACTAGGCGTGCAGTACATCGCTTTCAACGGTCCTAGTACTGGGTTTGTACTTGACCCAAAAGAACCTACTGCTCGCTTTGTACCATTGACCGGCTTCAATGAGATCGAAGGTATTGAGACTGACCGATATACTGGTAACGTATTTCTTCTTTCCAAAGACCGCATTTGGGAGTGGGATAGTGAGCGCACTGCCCAACGTATGCCGTGGCGCTGGCAAAGCAAGATGTACCAAACCCCGAAACCAGTTAACTTCGGTGCGGCTCGATTACAGTTCATAACAGGTGATGTAACATTTGGGTATGAAATACGTGCTAAGTATCTCCCATACAACACCGCACTGATGACAGCTATCGCATCCCAGCCGGGTAGTTTGGCACGCCTGAATACTATTAACGGACAAGTGTTAGGCGGTTCTCCGGCTTGGAACACCGGACTTGTAGCTGGATGGTCCGACGCTGAGATACGCCAACCCCTAGGTGGTAGCTTGGTATACCCTATAGCTCAACTGAGTGCTACAGAGAATACGGTCAGATTTTTGGTTCATGTAGACTACCAGAATGGCGAAAGGAAGACTGTGTTTGACCGTACCATATCGAGTGAAGACATCTTTCGTTTGCCTACAGGATTTAAGAGTGATCTGTGGCAGATTGAAATGATTGGCAATACTACGGTGTACTCGTTACAGATCGCGGAGACTCCGAAACAGCTGGCTGGAATCTAATGGCGCTTACAACTAAACCGAATAGATTCTACCCTAATATCCCCCCTGCCGAATTATCCCTTGCTTCTCTACAAAATTCGGTGGAGCAGATACGTGCGTCGATAATTACCCATGAACGCCGCGACAATAACTACATGAAGTCGTTTGTGCGTTTTGAGGAGTTGGTAGAACTCGGCCTTATTAACAGCGACGGTACTGTAGGCACAGGTGGCACAGGTGGCACAGGTGGGACAGGTGGGAGTTCCTTCCAGACTCCGTGGCTGAGTAACATCGACGGTGCTGGCTACACACTTAATGACGCTACGCTCACTAACATCGGCGGGCTTAGTGTTACAGGTACTACAAACCTTAACTCAGTACTCAATGTTGGTGGACTCGCCACGTTCGATGCGTGCATACGATTTGACGGCGGGGATAATTATGTAGACTTCTGCCACGACAATACTGACCTGAATATAACAGCTGGTGCCATCGTTCCTTCATCGCCAGAGGTTTATCTTCAGGCGAACTTTACTGAGTCAAATGGTGCGACTTCTCATATAGAGCAGGCTCTCAGTGCGAACCTTACCGCCATTGCACCTGCTACAGTACAAGACAACTACGCGAACGAAGGCAGTGGTGGTTTGTGGCGGTGCCTCGTTGCTGATGGAGGACAACCTGCTGGACTTGTTGCTGCACATGATCTTGGTTCGGGTGATTTTACTCTTGAGACAAAAATTTACTGGCCTTCATCGTCGAACATTGCGAATGATGTTGGCGGCTATGACTTTCTGGAATATAACGATTCCGGCGGTGGCGTAGGTATAGTTTGGGCCTTTACCTATTACAAGACCTCCGACGTCTTTTACCTAGAGTTTCGTCTCGCCGTTACTCAGATTGGCACCGGAGTCACGAACGATTTTCAAGGGCGATTCCCTATTGTTGGTGATCCGTATGATGCTTTCTATCACGCTGTGGCGGAGCGAATTGGCAACACCCTCTGGATTGGTTGGAATGGTAGTGTTATAGGTTCTATAGACCTCGCCCAAGTAGGGGGTATTGGTGGGTGGCCTTCATACGACCCTGAAGAAGCTGTTACTGTTCGACCGTCCACTGGGACAACACCCTTCCTAGGGATGGTTGGGTACGGTACAGGTTCAAATCGTCGGATGGATGAAATCCGGCTTTCAAAAGACGGCTATCAGTACGGACTAGATACTAAGTCAAGCTACACCGTTCCGGGCGACCATCCACCACCCGGAGACGGCCCTACATACACGCCTGTTGAACCTGATATTAACATCATTGGTTTGGATGTCAGGCTTGACACCGATGCTAGTATCGACTGGCAGAACAGCGCCGGAGCTTCTGTTGAGCTTTTGACTTTCAATTCAGGGGACCCCGGATTCGATCCGACTGAGGACCCTTATTGGAGCAACGTAGGTCTGTATACGAAGCTCAACGGAACTGATGGCTCGACTGCTAACTTTAGTTCGGACGACGACAACGCGCATACACTGGTACCTACTAACGGTGCGCAGATAGACACTGCACAGTCTAAGTTCGGTGGTTCCTCGATACTGCTAGATAATACTGGCGCACCAGCATACTCTGATTATGTTCGGATAAATGATTACGTCGGAATGGAGCTTCTCGATAAGGATTTCACCATCGAGGCGTGGGTCCGTCTGGCGTCGTTACCTAGTTCTTCGCCAGATGGCGGCTTCACGATTATCTCCCACTTCTGGAATGCCTCGCAGGAGAGATGCTGGTATTTTAGGCTGGATGACAGCAACGCATTGGAGTTCTCGTATTCCACTGACGGACTAACGGTTGATAATGTATGCCGGACAGCATTCCCCTTTGCCATAGATAGATGGTATGCCGTGGCAGCAGTTCGTGAGGGCAACAACATACATCTGTATGTAGATGGCACGCGCATTGGGACGCACTCGGTTTCTGGCTCTGTCTATGACTCGTACCCCGCGTTCCCCTACATAGGGCTAACAGATACAACCTCGGGCTTCCGTGCTCAATTCGATGGATGGATAGATGAGCTGCGACTTACTGTGGGTGTCGCTCGATACATTGGGCCAGCCTACACATTGCAGACCTCTGAGTTTCCTACAGTACAAGGCGACCCTGTCACTATTGAACCTGATGGGTTTATCGTTGGTGATCCAGCCTACGACACAATAATTGATGGGGTATCCACAACAATCACTGGTAATGCCGTTGTTAACGGGACGACGGTCTTGGATCAGACGTTGAATGTTGGTGGCGCTACACAGTTAGGATCGACGCTAGAGGTCACAGGCCCTACAGACCTTTATTCAGTGCTGCGTGTCTGGGAGGCCGCACAGTTTGACAAGTCAATGAATGTTGATGGCCCCGCTGACTTCCGGATGGGTGTCACGATCTGGGACTATGACGTTTATCCTGCTGGGACACATCTTACTCTCGCCTACTCAGGTATAAATGAAGACGCCAAGTTCATGCGTTTTGTAGAAGACCTCGATGGTAGTGACTCCGGCTCAAATGCAGGGTTCTATATTGACTACGAGGGGGTAGATAACTCGCCCTTTAACCAGCTGCACTTTGGCTGCGACAAACCCTCCGCCGCTGGGACGATCTTCTACATCGGTGAACGTGGCCAAATGGTTCTCGAGGACAACCTAAACCACGCCGCATCGCTAACTTCGACAGAGCATCCTTTACAGATTGGCCCAACCGATAACTTGAACCTGCGCTTCGGCAGGAATGAAATCCAAGCGGTCAACAATGGTGCGCAAACAGCGTTAGCGATGCAGCCGTGGGGCGGTGGCATCAGTTTCTTCGAGTCGGACTACACCACCGACTATCATAACTTCATCATCTACCTTGGCAAGTCAGGCACTATAAGTGGACGGTTCTACCTGAACAGCGACTCGGTCAATCTGAACACGTTCATGTACTATGGCAATGCGTCCGGCAACGACTTGATCTGGACGTGCGGGCTTACCACAGAGAATCTGGACATCACTGGGTGGGACGAGGTTATCTTCAGCAACGGGCAGCAAGTTAGCTGGGGCAACTTCGATATGTCCGATGCCGCCCAGTTCAAGTATGGCGCGGTAGCCAACCAGTTTGCCACGACGTTCGTTGACACGACGCACTGGAACATCACGGGCCTCAGCACCGAACTGTACGTAGACAACGACATTCATACAGCGGGTGATCTGAAGGTTGACGGCACGTTCATCCAGTTCAACTCAGACGCAACCGATCCGCCCTCTGAAAATGTTACGTTAGAAGTGTACCGTGGTGGCGTGGCCGGGACCGTGGCGATTCGCTGGAATGAAACCACTGATAAATGGGAGTTCACGAACGACGGTTCGACCTACAATGACATTGGCGCTGGCGGAGGTGGCGGCATTAGCAATGTGGTTGAGGACCTGACGCCTCAGCTTGGTGGCCAGCTCGATGTGAATGGGTTTGCTCTCGGCGATGGAACCCTAGAACTCCTGACGTTTACCGAGACTGCCTCAGCGGTCAACCATATCAACCTCACCAACGCTACCACAACCAACGCTCCCACGGTGGGAGCAGCTGGTGACGACACAGATGTTGGCCTTATCCTTGCAGCCAAGGGCACGGGCAACATTTCGGTAG